ATTGGTAAGTTCATTGCTTGTACAGACACGATGTCGTTAGCTAATAATTTAGAGAATACTCTTCTCACGATTGGGAATACAACCGTTTCAAAAGAACCTGAATCAGAAGTTGAAGAAGCTTCGTTGATTAAGTGTGAAGCTTGGTTTTCATACAACTGAGCCACGTTTTCTTTCATGTGACCTTTAAGACCTTCTAAAAAGCCAAGTTTATCCCATTTGTTAATTGTGTCTTCTTTGATAACTTTAAGGTGTTTCAAACCAATGTTACCAACAAGACCGCTTTCTAATAATGCACCCATTTTAGTATTTTTTTGTTTTTAAGTTTTATTTATTTTTTATTTTTGTATTTTTTGCATAATATCCTTCATTCTTAAGAATTGTGGATTTTCATACGTTTTTGACTCAATTAAGTTTTGTGAAGAACCTGACGCTGGAGATTTTCCAATTTTTTCAATAGATTCTGTTACAACACTTTGAGTACTGTTAGTAGTATTTAATTCATTTTTGATAGATGAATACAAAGATTTAGACTCTTTTAATGATTCAACATCATCAAATCTTCTCAAGATATTAATTTTTTCTTGTTTAGTTGTTGTATGTTCAGTAAACAATCTTGTAGCGTAAGCTAAATTTGAATTGAAAACAGCAACTTCATTTAATTTCTCTCTGAAGATATTAAGAGCTTTTCTATATTCTTCATTCTTCTCTCTCAAAGTTTGAATTTCTTCATTAACACCATTTTTACCATAAACATAGTTTCTGTTATTAGTGATACCTTTTCTCAAACCTCTACCTTCTTTAGAACCCATACCATAAGTTCTTGCAGCTTCTTTAGTTTCTTCTTTTTCGTAATCCTTGTAATGACCATCTTTTTCACCTGCTTTCTTTTCAACACCTTTTACATCCTTACGTTTGTATTCGTGTTTTTTAGAACCATACTTTTCTTCCATTTCTGCTTCAGTGTATTCAAATTTCTTAGGTTTCAAATTCATACCGACACCTTTAGGTTTAACGGTCATAGAAGCTTCTTTAGCCTCCATTTTTTTACCCTCTTTATATTCAAATTTTGCACTGCCAGTTTTAACACCTTTACCTACAACGGGTTTACTCATCATAGAACCTTCTTTTGTTTCCATTTTTTTAGCTTTGTTTGTTAAAGAAGATTTTGTTAATTTACCCATAACAGGTTTAACGGTCATTTTACCTTCAGACATATTTTCATCAGAATCGTCCATGTCATCCATGTCTTCTTCATCCATTTCTATTTCGTACACAACTTCATCCATTTCATCTTCTTCATCCATGTCCATTTCATACATAACTTCATCCATATCTTCTTCATCCATTTCCATTTCTTCACCAAAAATGTCAGCCATCATAGAATCTAAGTCTTCATCAGACAATTCTTCTTCGTCCATTTCCATTTCCATAGTTTCTTCTTCCATGTCACTTTCAGTTTGAATGATGTATTCAACATCTTCATTTTCATCTTCTAAAGTAATGTTATCACCATCTTGTTTAATAATGATACCATCTTCATCACTCATAGATTTGAAAACCTTTAAGATTTCATCATCTGAAGCCATTGTCAAATCAATTGGTAGTGTATCATCAGAGTCCATATCAAAGTCCATATCAAGTTCATCTTCCGATTCATCATCGTCAGAATCCATTTCAAAGTCCATTTCAACATCATCCATTTCTTCATCATCCATTTCTTCATCATCTAAATCCAAATCCATTTCCATGTCAACATCATCTTCTGATTGTTCATCCATTTCAACTTCTTTGGTTTCTTTTTCAGCCTCATTTTTCAAAGACTCTTTTACTAGTTCTGAGATTTCTTCCTTCATTGTAGAAGCAAGTATTCCTTTTGCATTTTCGGCGACTACTTGTTCCAAATTTTTCATTTGGAGTAGAGCTTCCTCAACTAACGACTTTTTTTCTGTCATATTATTATTGAATAATTTAACATATAAATATATCCATATGTAAAAAAATTCTATTTATGACCATCAAAAACACTAAATAAATAAAAAACCCCTCGATTAGGAGGGGTTTTTGTTAATCTTCAATAACTTCGTCTATTTTACTCTCGGAGACTGCTGTGATTCTCCAATCATGTTGAAACCCTGTGTATCGGGATGTTACCTTGGCTTCAACATCAGTTACAGAGTAACCTTTAACCAATTTTTCCTCTCGGATTTTCTTTAATTTTCCTGTATTTTCATCAGGTAAATCGTACTGTACTTTTGCTACAAAATATTTTTCGTCCATGTTTTTTAAATTATCTGTCCAAATAATGGTTTAATTTTTTCAATAAGTCAATAGAGCGATTCATTTTTGTACCACTTTCCTGTTCTATTGGAGACATTCTTGAAACTTTTTCTTCTTCCAAATTTTCTTCAAATTTGCTTCTATCATCAGGGTTTGTAAACAAATACGCACCTGGTGTAGATGGTGAAGATACCAAATCAAAACAAATTAATTCAAAATCCCCCTGTACTTCATTCTGTTCACCGTTCTTTTTTAAAGAACCAACTCCACGTGAAGATATACCCAAAGTAACACCTTGTCTTAACAAGTTTGCTGCTTGGTCACCCTTTGTAGATACAATCCCTCTCTCATGGAATCCTGGTGATGTTAGAAGACGTAACTTACCCATAAGGATATGTCCGTCCCACCATATATCATTAATGATGTGAGACACACGGTCAAGGTCAATTAATGATGATTCAGGGTGATTTAATTCTGAAAGAGATGTTCCTTTTTCAATCATCTTTTTATAATTCTCAGATTCACGTTTTAAGATTTTTTCAGGATACACTCTTCCATTACGGTTTGGTGTATTGTATTTTTGAAGTACGGCATAGAATTCAAAAGGTTTTGAATAATCCAAGAAATTCTTGTGATTTTCTTCAAGCATCTTTTTATTAAACTCATGAGATGGTGACACATAACCTGCATCCATTTCAATCAATATTCCTTTACCTGTGTCGGTAGGTCCTAATATTTTCATACGTATGTTTTAGTAATAAATATTAGGTTGCATCTTCTTTGCTCTTTTTAGATAGCGTAAAATCAAAATACTCATTCTTTTTAAAGTTTTCAATATAAATTTCTTTAGCAATTCTTTTTAATTTGTCTTTAAGAATTGTATCTTTGAAATCCATTTCTTGTGATAAGAATAAAGTAATTTCCAAATTCATAAAACTTTTTTTACCATACACAATTCCGCTTGTTCTTAAATCCAAATCAACTATATAATTGTCTTTAAAAAATGTTGGGTCTAATATTTCAAATATTGTGTGTTTTATTTGTCTACTAAAATTTGATACTATTCTCTCCCAATTGTCATAACTTTGTTTTGGTGAAACCCAACTTTGTAGATTAAGATAAACTGATTTAAAATTTTTGGAATCAACTGTTCCATAACTCACTTTTGAATTGTTGAATCCTACAATTCGTGATGTCTTCCCTTTTTTCATTAATATTCATGTGTATAAATTGTTTATTGTTTGAAAAAAAATAATCTAATTTTATTCTATTGTCAAATTTTTACCAACTTTGTATTATTTACTATAATATGTTAAAAGTAAAAATAGACGAAAAAACTCCATTGGAAAAAGCCTTGAAACAATTAAAAGGAAAGGTAATTAAAACCAAGCAAAATGAAAAGTTGAGAGAAAGACTTCAGTATGAAAAACCATCTGTTGCACGTAGAGCTCAAAAATTAAAAGCTAAGTACGTTGAATCTCAAAAACCTAAGGATTAATTAATGTTGTTATACAAATTGTATAATCTTACATAATTGATTTTAGAAAACTCTTCACCTTTAATTTGGTTAATAGTTTCTTGTAATTTTTTTGTGGTAATATCATCCATAGACTCATTCAAACCACTTAAAGAATTAATTGTTTTTGTCTTTAATTCTTCAAACTCTTTAGATAATTCAACATCTTCAGTCATCAATACTTTAGTTAAATCTCTTTTAGAATCTTCATCCAAATTTTCAATATAAGAACTAATTGATTTGTTGGCGATATTCATTAAAGTTTCCATCGGTAATTTAATTGTATTTTTAACATTGGTACTTTCACTTAATAAGTTAACCAAAGTTTGTCTACTTTCAACTGTCTCCATAATTTTATCAGGAGTGTTATAAATCAAATTATCAACATCTTTGTAGTTGTTTTCACTAACAACATCTTTTACCCAGTATTCAATTTTTTGAGTATTCAATTTTGAAATAATTTTTTCAACTTGTCTCAATGATTCGTTAATATAAGATTCTGCTAAAGTTTTATCATAACCTTTTTTCTTGGACAATTCAGTGTAAATATAAAACATTGTACTGGCATTTTTATTTTCTAATACCAATTTTTTAAAGTTTTTTAACTCAAACTTTGTAGTTTCATTTACATAAGAATTAACCATTAATTCTTCTATTTTGCTAAGTAATTGTCCAAATTTCATATTAATAAATATATCAATCAATTAGTTTTCCTAATTGTTCCTCAATAATACCTAAAGAACGTCTTCCCTTTTCTAAGTCAAGTTCGTCAACACCATAAACATTATCTCTTTCTAACAATATGTTCATGTTCTTTTTAACTGACTCAGGTGTTATGGCAGTTTCACCACCTGCTGGTACTTCACCACCTTCAGGAGCTCCACCTAAATCGGCACCAAATCCACCCATGTCACCACCTTCGGCTGGTGGTGTAGGAGCAGTGGTTCCTGTCGATGAAGTATTTCCATAAAGTTTGTCAATATTGTCAAATAAACCTGTATGTGTAATTACGTTAGGTGTTGCTTCAATTTCAGTTGCAACTGCCTTCTCAACTCTTTGTTGTTGTAAATCAAGTTTAATATCTTCATCAGAAAAACCAAGAATATGTTTTTTAGCCCAAGTTTGTGATGTTGGTGCAATACCTTCAACTTTTGTAACAGCGTCTTTGTATAACAACATTTTTTCTTTCCAAACATCTATTGTTAACAAGTCAGCTTGTTTAGATGGGTTAGTCAAACTTAATTGGAATGAATTTAATTCATCTTCAAATCCCAATAAAAATAAGTGTATAATTGCAATTTTGTTAAGTTCGGCAACCATAGATTTTTGAATTCTATTGATTGTTCTTGCAAAACGAATGTCTTGTAATGATAAGTTTCTACCATCACCTACAACTTCTTCAAATCCCAAGAATGCTTTTGGAATTCTTAATGCTGTTAAAAGTTTCTTTTGAATATATTCAATATCGGCAATTTCAGATAAGTTTGTAGCTCCCGGTAAAGTCTCAATTGGGTTTGGAGATGATGGGTCTCTTACTGGTACAAAGAAATCTTGGTCAACAGCCATTTGGTTGAATCTCATATCTACGTTTCCTGTTTGAGGGTCAGTAATTTGGTCTTTCTTAAATTGTTGTGCAAATCGTTGTACGTATGGTTGAATATCAGCATCATCCATGTTACCTACAAACACTTTAAACACACGTCTTTCAGGTGCTCTTGATGTTCTATAAACTAACATAGCATCTTCAGCAAGGATTAATTGTTTCCAAATTCTTCTTGCTTTTTCCAACATGGCAGTACCATATGGTAATTTTCTATCATCACCTAATAATCTAAAGTGTGCTACTTCCCAACTATTAAATTCCAAACTTTTGTTTTTCCAAGTAAATTGTAAACTTTTGGAATCACTTCCTGATGCAACAACCGCTCCACCATAACCTG